CCCGTGACAGTAGACGACGGAACAGCAGCAACAACAGCGATAGTAGCCGGAGTGACCGTGACAACACTAGAGACACTTGGCGACGGAACCGCAACAACACCGGCAACAACCGACGCTGAAACAGAAGCATCAGGGACAATGCCCTGATAAGTAGTGTCTGCTTCTCGATAATCAATGCCTGCATTGCGATAATCAAGAGCCATTCTTCTCACGCTCTTCCATCAACCTATGGCGTTCCTCATGAACTTTCGTCCAAACAGTTAACCCAACCAGATCAGAAGAAATCTGTTTAACCTTATCCTCAAGCTTCTCTAACAAATAAGCGGACTGTAAATGACCGGCGTTAGTTTCTTTCCTTATGCGAAGAACAACACCGAACACGCCTGTGATTAAAGCAGCAGCGATAACCCCAAACGAACCAATCCACTCAGCCCCCATTAGTTAATTAAAGCTTCCCAAGTAACCGGACCTACTACCCCGTCAACAGCGAGTTGTTTACCTGTGGCGATAGATTCCGAGTCTTGAAATTTCATAACGGCTCTCTTAGTGCCTGAACCAAAGATGCCGTCAATGCCTGCACCTTTGCGAGAACGACGGCTACTGCGAGCAGTATTGAAACCTTCCTTCTCTAAATAAAGTTGCAGAACCTCAACGTGTTTACCACGGCTACCTTTACGCAACACATGTTGGCGAGCCTCAGCGACAGCCTCAGCGAAAATCTGTAAAGGAGTTTTAGGTTCTAGTTTCTCGGCTTCTAAAGTTTCATCACCAGCGACAGCAGGAGCATCAAACCAAACAAACTCTGAACCTTGCACACGACCAGGACATACGTGCCACCACTCACTAGGAACCGTTTTTACGCAACCATATTCGGCTGCGATGCGGTTAACTTCAGCAGTGGTTAACCCCTTGCCTGTGATACGTAAATCAACAGCGTAACCGTACCCACCGAAAGCCTCCTGAGCCATGTGGTAAGAACCACGCATACCATTAGACATGCGGCGATTCGGATTAGCTGCGAGATTCCCGCGACCTGCCTTGTATTTATCGTACAAAGCCTGTTGAGCCGCTTGAGTGCGTACCCCCGAAACAATCTTCACACGACCCATGATCCGATTATCTTTGAAGAAAGCATTCAACCTGTATTTGAACCTTGGATGCAACTCCTCTGTTCGCACCCATTTCGAGGTTGTCGGTAGATCGTATGTCATGTTGTTTCCTAGTCTTCTTTGGTTTCACTTTCTTGTTGTGAAAGTTCTTCTATTTTTTGTTGCTGTTTTTTAATTAAAGCTCGTTGGCTTGCTAGTTCTAGTTGTAGCGCTCCGGCTTGTGTTGTTTGTAGTTCGGTTACTACTTCTTCTATGGTTATGTTCATAGTTTGATTTTATCGTGGTTAGCTTTCTAATGCTGTTAATCTTTGGCGGACAGATTTTAATTCAGCAACAACTAAAGAGATCATGTCTGGTTGTCTCCAACCATTAGGAACAAAAGAACCGTCTACATCTTCGTATGAAGCAAACTTTCCATCTGCGACTTCTGCTACTTCTTCAGCAATAAACCCGTGTTGAATATCTGCTTCACGAAATTCTTTTTCGCTAACAGTTTCACCGTCTTTTGCTTTTGTAACAAAAGTTACAGGTTGTAAAGCATCTATTATTGACCCACTATTAGAAAAAGATTGAATGTTATCTTTTGTTGCTCTTTTAGAAGTGTAATGTGCAAGAACTTGAAGCGAAGTATTTCTGTAAACAGGAAGATACCCAGATGTAGAAGCAGTATCTAAATGCGCTGTTGCTATTGTTCCCCCTGTGACAGTAGCACCAGAGCCATTAGTAGAAGCCATAGAAGTATACCCACCAGAAGATATACCTATTTGGTCTGTATTGTGATCGTAAAGACCAGAATCACTGGTTGAACCACTAAACCGTAACGACGGAGAACTAACAGACCCATCAGCAATAACTAAACCAGTTAAAGTACCAACACTCGTCAAAGACGAAGCAGTAACACCACTAGCCAAAGTGCCACCAGACAAAGTACCAGCAGCAGCAGTAACCGTAACATTCCCCGTACCATCAAAAGAAACACCATTAATAGTACGAGCAGTCTCCAACGCAGTAGCAGTAGCAGCATTACCAGAAGTATCCTGATTCAAAGTCCCAATAACAAAATCTAAAGTATTATCGCCATCCTCATAAGTAACAGTGATATTAGTCTCAGTGTTACTACCAACCATCGCCCCAACAGTGTCAGCAATATACTCACTCAAAGCCGTACCATTAACAGTAATAGCATCAGCCTCAAGCGTCCCATCAACATCCAAATCATCAGCAATAGTGACATTGCCATCAGCAACAGCTAAAGCAACCTGACCATTCGTACCCGTAATAGTCAACTTCTCCTCAGAAGAATCCCAAACAAAAGAATCACCAGCAGTACCAGAATAAAACGTAACATCATGCCCCGACCCATCAGCACCAACAGTCAAAGCCCCCAAAATCGTCGGAGAAGTATCCCACGCCGACGCACCAGAACCAGTACCCATCAAAACAGCACCAGTCGAAGCAGTAGAAGAACCCGTACCAAGCTTCGTTTCCAAAGCAATAGCAGCACCATGCACATTAACGTGCATCAAATGATGCTCCTTACCCGACGCATTCATATCGTCAGTAGAAGCAATATCAGTACGAAGTTGACTACCAGAAGTATCTAAAGAACCAGGATAATTAGTTGCCATCAGTTCCCTCCTACGGAGTCAAATCAAGAGTAAAGATACCTGAAGCATTCCAAGTAATAGTAAACGTGCCATTAGCACTAGAATAATCCGCACCAAAATTAACCAAACAAATCAACGGATCATTCGTCAAAGTATCATCATAAATAACCGCAGCCCTAGCACTAGAAATAGTAGAAGAAGACCAAGAAACATCATTAGCGTCAAACTTGATCGTGCCAGAACTACCAGTCAAAGTAACAGAAGCAAGCGAAGCACCACCAGCAGTATAATTAGTGCCACTCACCTCATTAGAAGACAAATCACTCCAATGATCATGCGTATCAAAATTAGGAGTAGAGCTGTTAGTAATCATCGCACACTTCAAAGTGTCACTAGCGACATTAACCGCCAACTGCGTCCCATCAAGAATATCTATAAACGTGGGTAAAAATAAACCCGAAGCTGAAACAGCCATTAGCCCTCACCATTTCCCTGCAAAACTTTAACTTCCACAGATTCAGGGACAACCTTAGCGTCAACACGACCATCCCAATGTTCAGTACGAACACCCCCAACAGAACCGTCACTATCACGATGAATAGGCGTACTCCTCTTAGAACCCTTACCTCTGGTAATGAAACCAACAGAAGCGTATTTACCACTCACCGTTTCGACCTCCTCGGACGACGTACCTTTTTCTTTGTTTTCTTTGCGTATTTCATATTACACGAAAGTGTGACCAGTCCAGAACAACTGCCACAGCTGACTTTATGTCCTGGACCGGCATCACACTATCCTTTAAGCATCAATTATGAGTTAGCACCGATGCTTGAAGCTGACTCAATGCGGTAGAGAGCTTCCTCGCGGAAACGTCCATAACCACACATTGCGTACCAACCTACAGATTGGAAACGACGGAGTCGGTCAGTAACAGGACCAAACACAACTTGTGGTTCAGGACCATACATGGTGCTGTAAGCGTGTGCGAGTCCTTCTTGACCCATAATTAAGGTTCCGTAAGCGTCAACAGCACTGTTACCACCATCAGCAACGAGAAGCGCGCGTGGTGTTTGAATGAATGTTACGCCATCAAAGGTACCAATTTCACCTTTTCTTACGTTATCTGCATCCGAACGGATTTGGAATGAACGAAGATCAGTGGTAGCTGTACCTTCAATTAGGTCATAAGCAACATCTGGATGGATGAAACCAACATAGTTGGCACCCCAAGTAGGAGCACTATCACTGCGCAAGTTAGCAACACCTTCGCGAATAGCTGAAGATGTTATTTTGTTGCTTGCAGTTAAAGCACCACGAGATGATTGACCAATGTAAGCGACGTTAGAGCCAGCGTAAGCGATATCGGCAACTACTTTATCCAAAGAATCAGCAGCGTTGTAACCGATGACGTTAGCGGCATCTTCGTCAACATTTAAGTATGCTTGTCCCCGAAGGGCAGCGGTTGTTTCTACGGCATTGCCGTATTCAGCCAAGTTAACTGTAACCTGAGTGTCAGTCATTGCGACTGGGGTTACATCACTGGTTTCAGTGAGAGCCGAAGTAGCTTGCGACAGATCGCCATACTTTGTAAACGTCACACCACTTCCACGATGAGACTGTTTCGTAGCACGAACAGTCGCATAGTCAGAGTGAAGAGGTTGAGCGCGGAAAGCAAAGTAGGCTAACTGCTGAAAGGCTACCTGATCTATATCAAGGCTGGACTTTTGCGTATAAGCCATTTTAATTTACCTCATTGTAAGGAACGGGAGGAAAATCTAATCCTGAACGTTTACAGAACCACCGTTAGACATCCAAAGAGCCTTAAGCTCCTCAGCGGACTTAGCGGATGTCAACCTTTCCCTCAAGTCAGGTTGAGCCACCGGCATACCTTCGACACTCGCATCAGCTACTCTTTGTTGAGCCATAAGTTCCTCACGGTATGTCACTGTTTCCACAGGTTCCATACTTCGAGGAGTAGTTGACTGGTCAAACGCTTCAACGTTATTCCCGTCAATAAACCCTGCCTCAAGAGCCGCATTACGGATCGCTTCCGTACTTACCTCACCGTCATATCCCTTAACGAAATATGATTGACGAGGATCATTTGGATTAATCCCTGCTTCACGAAACGCCTCATTCTTCTTAAACGCATTAAGTTCGCTTTCGGCTGCATCAGCTCTCGCTTCAGCTTCCTTAGCACGATCTTCTAGCACTCTACGAAAGTTGCGTGTTTCGCCGGTACCTTCTTCTACGATGGATTCGTTTTCCTCATTCATCTATGTTCCACTCCTATTTCCGTTGTTCTCACCTAACCGTGGAGGACGGCGGTGGTCGGTTTACTGTCGGCTGCTCTCGCAACGTTATTGCAATTCCGTTACGGCAAGCGACTTGTATTAATAACCATAGCAGATAGAAACGACCCTAAACTACATCATTGTTGTTTATGCTGATCGTATTGAGGAAGATTTGTGTTTTCTACGAAATTTTGATAATCGCCTGACTCTTGAATAATAATGGTTGTTATCGGTTGTGGGGTTGATTCCCCACCCCCACGGAGCGCTATTATCAAACCACCAATAGCGGTTATTAGCGCCGCTACCGCACCCAAAATTTTTATAATGTTGTTCATTCACATCCGCTTACTTTAGTTCGCGGAACCCAACCCAACGTATCCTGCTTGAGTGGCAACTGGACCCCCTGTTTGCCTAAACTGTGACAACCGTCGTTGACGACGCTCTTCAGTCTTGCGTCGGGACTCTTCATCTACCCCCATCAAACCTAACGCCACATCAGTTCCCGTTATGTCTTCTTGTTCTGAAGCTGTCTCTTCTTGCAAAGTTGTAGCCGCTACAGTTTGGAAACCTTGTCGAGCTTCTGTCTCAGTAATGCCGGAGGCTGATATTCGTTCGGCAGTTTCACGAGTTATCGGACCCATCCCTGTTTGTATGGCTGCGCCACCAATTTGGGCTGCTCCGAATCTTTCTCGTTCTTCAAAGATATTTGTGGCTCTCTCCGGGTCCAAATAGTAAGCGGTTAAATCTTGTTCTGTAATCCCATAATAGTCTTCCAGTTGTTGTTTGACTTCCGCAGGTGCAGAGATCGCTGCTTCTGAAGCTAACGCTACTCGTTGAGAAAATTCTTGCGGTCCTGTGTCACCAGCTATTAAATTACCGAAGTCTTCTGGCGAGTCGTAAAAGGTTGCTGGTAGCCCATACATGGACATTGTGGCAGCGTATTGTCGTTCTAAAGCGACATAAGTTTCTTCACTAATCGCTCTCCCTGCCGCAGCTAAAGCAGCCATACCAGGGAATCTTTCTGCGTAAGTTGGTGATTGTTTAACTCTTACCCAAACAGCGTTCAAATCTGCTGTGTCTTGGTAAAGGTTTACAAGGTCTAAACTTTCGTCTTCTAAAAGAGCTTCTAAACCGTACATCGTTAACGCATCTCTAATGATTTCATTTGCTGTTTCAGCCATTACGCTACACTTCCAAACTTCTTACCCATAAAGTCAGCGAACTCTTGCGCTGACGCTTTCGCAGCGTCAGTAGTTTGCCAATCTTCCAAACCACGAACATACTTACCGACCTCAGCAACCGTCATAATACGTTCAGAACCATCTTCTTGAAGGTGGTGAATGATTGGTTGGAACCGAGAATCAGTCATAAAGTCAACGACACCTACATCCGGCAACAAACGAGAAACCTCCATTGACAACGGAGCAAGAATCTGCCTCGCCGTGTAACCCTGCTGAATACGAGCAGTCA